AAGTCCCCCAACTACTCCATCTAGATACCCTCGCCCATAATCTGTCGCTAAGAGTTCCAATAATTCTTTCAGGTCTTCTTCGTTCATCCCTGACCTCCTTTTTAAAAAATTATCTAAAAAGTTAGCGAACTACTTGACAAATTCTAAAACTAGTTTTAGAATAAAGACATAGAGAAAAGACCTACTAAAGTAAGTTTTACCTATAGAAAACGGACGCCAATCAGTTTTGTAAGGCTTTATTTTTTAGTTGTCTAGTTCGCTAACTCTTTAGCTTACGAATACTATTTTAAAACTAGTTTTAGAATTTGTCAACAGTTTTTATAATTAATTTTAAAATATTTTTTCGTAATGCTTAGAAAGGTTGATAAAACAATGTTCTTAGCATTCGATAGAATCAAAGAATTGGCTGATAAACAGAAAATTTCTTTAAACATTCTAGAAGAAAAATTAGGATACAGCACAAATTATCTTTATAGTCTGAAAAAAGGTAACCCAAAATCTGATAGATTACAAGAAATAGCAGATTATTTTGGTGTTAGTACAGACTACTTACTAGGCCGTACTGAAAATCCTAATCTTGCCGATGATACAAAAGAATACATATGGCAGGGCAAAGTTCTCAATGTTGAAGAAATGGCATCTAATGTCATGATGTTTGGTGGTCGAGAATTAACAGATGAAAAGAAGAAAATCATCCAGTCTATCATTGAAGGTTATCTCAAAGAAGCTGGTGATTAGAGGTACTGCTTAGTGACCGAAAAAGAAATTATAAGTCATTTTCAGGTTCGCATTGTCGATTTTGACGGTGAGCTAATACCTGATGAACTTGGATTTTACGAAAAAGAAACCAATACAGCTTTCTTGTCTAATAAACTCAGCAAAAAAGAGAGAGTTAAGGTACTACTGCATGAACTCGGACACAAAGACCACACACGCTCAGAGTACCAGAACGCTCGCCTACGCTGTGAAAACGAAGCTGATAGAAATATGATCCATCATCTCGTAAAAGACGCACTAGAAAGCTTAGATGACCCCACAGAGTTTGATTACCTCAAATTCATGTCCTACTACAATCTAAAAACCATGACGAATGAAGTCATGGTTAAAGAGGAATACTTTGCATTGATGGAGTGAAAGGAGACTCCTATGTCTTACTCATATGTTGCTTTAGATGTTGAAACTGCGAATGA